TCTATAAAGGTCTGTGACCAAGTAGATGCCGTAGCTCCAAGGTCATACTTAGCTACAACAGTACCAATGCCAACACTTACATCTGTTTGACCATAGGTAGCATCATTGCCATCATTCATCTTAGCGCCTTCTGTAACCTCATCCCCAGAAGGTGCTGCTGGCATAGTAGGATTAATAGCAGATTGGCGAGTCAATGCTCGAACAATGCTTTCCACAAACTGTGTTCCAGGTCTACGTTTAACGCCACCTTGAGGAACAATGACTACATTCTCAGCGGTCTCAGCGCCTTTGTAGTATTGCTCAAGATCGGTACGGCCTTTAAGTAATGGTGACAACTCACCACTAGCAAAGCTGGTTTGTTGAAATTGTGACTTAGGCATTAGTACCTCACGTTAATAAATGGTTGATCCTGAATTGCTATTTGCGGGTGTTGCTGTGAATCAGTGTAACGAGCCATGCGACTAGCGTTCAAGTATTGGTTAGCTAGTAGTTGCATAGAAGAAGCATTGTCACGAATAGATGGAGCAAAGTCCATAGCCAAAGCATACTCAATCATCTTAGCAAAGTATGCGGGCCATGCAGACTCTTCAGGCTTACGGATATAATCACAGAAAAGTGTACCGCTGTAATTGCAGTAAACATTACTGTTTATAATTTGGTATGGAACGCTTGGATCAATTTTAATTAATGTCAGCGTATCAGCAGGAAGCGTATATGAAGTTTGCCACTCATTACCTACTGGAGCAGCTGCATCTTTACTAAGCTCTGCAATGCTACGAGCAAAACCCCAGCGATGCTTGCTAAGTTCGTTCTCAATGATATTGTCATACAGGCTTGTGGCTACAACCTGAGCGCGAGTACCGCTAGTCAAGGATGTCAGTGGCACATCGCCAATCAGAATAAGTGCATTGTTAATTAACGATAGCTTACTGTTTGCCATAGGGAACCTTTAGTCTTGAAAGAAAGGGGGCCGAAACCCCCATTCAGTTTACTACTTACGCAGTGATTACTACGCCAGCGCCACAAACAACAGTAGTACCGTCATTTGACTCAACGTATGAAATACGTCCAGTAGGAGTTCCACCAGTAGTACCAACAACAATAAGTACGTCACCAGCATCTAGCTCGTCCTTAGCAGAAGCAAAGTAGTTAGTGTCTGCTACAACAGCAGAAGTAGCATCAGCAGTAGAATACTGCCAAGTAGCTCCACCAACACCAGAACCACCAATTCGGCATAAGCCGTCTCTTGAAAAAGCCATGATAATATTCCTTATGCAGTTTTGAGGTATTGAACTTTAACGATACCAAGACCATCGCGTGATACAGCGCCAGCCTTCAACATACCGTTACACAACCAAGAAGTACGATCAGCAATCCAATCAACGTCAGTCTTAATGTCGATACCAATTGCAAGACCAACAGCGTCTTGAGAGAAGAAGTATGAATCAACTACGTTAGCTGCTTCAGTCAAACCACCTTCAGCACGATCTTCAATAATTACAAACTTGAAGCCACCGAAAGTATCAACGTCACCGTTGACCAGAGCTTTAACATTGTTGTAATCAACAGAGCTGATCTTCTCTTCGTTAAGCATACCACCCAAACCTTTTGCTTCAATAGCAGCATACAGGTTAGAGTTAGGAACACCTTTAGAGCGAAGCGCAACTTGAGCAGCAACAATCTTTTCAATGTTCAGGTTAGAAGCAGTTCCGCCAGTGTCTTTACCAACAGTGTCAGCATAAGTAGTTTCTGCGTCCATTGCATCAATGACAAGCTGATCACAGCGACGACCAAGAGACTGTGCGATAGTGCTTGCAAGTTCCTGCTTTTCGTCAAAGTTTACAGTCTGAGCATCAAACATATCTGTGTATTCTGGAGCATTCCAGTTTTGCAGAGTTGCAGTTGCGAAGCCGTGAGAGATGTCCATAGGAGTTACTAGATCAGAAGTAGACTTCTGGTTAGCTAGACCCTTACCCATGTTACGGAATTTGTAGGTGTCACCTACTACGTTGTTTCGTACAGTTACAGCGCCTTTCAAAAGGCCAGCGTTTTGGTATGCGTGTTTAACAAGACTGTCAAACTCCGTTACCGCTACGGATGATAATACTTTACTCATAATGATTTCCTCGAAAAAGAGTAATAAATAATAAAAAGTTTTTCAAGGTTTTAGCTGAGTACCCGAGTAAACTTGGTCAGCATTCAACCTAAATTTACTGGGCCTTAATAGAAAGGGGTGTCCAGTGTGCCGATTATACACCTTTCACCCCATAAACTCAACCGCCAAAGGTACGGGTATGAGCCTTGTCGCCACCAAATTCCTGCATCATCTTCTGGATTTTGGCTTCATGGTTAGCATCAATGCTACGGAGGAGCTGTCCATTTTCGTTTTTCATAAACATCTGGGTTTCAATATCACCCCAGGTCATGCCTGTCGGATGCTGTCCACCATCAATAGGTAGCTTAGTCGGTGCAGTAGCACGAACCAAATACTCTACCAGCTCAATAGATTTAGCATCAGTTACTAGATCACGAACCACTTCATAGTCGTCAGCATCTAAGTTGTTCTTTAGATAGCCCTCAACATTCTTAATACGCTCTCCGGCATTGTCACCCAGTCGTGCAATCTCTTGCTCTTGGGTAACTTGTTCTACCGCTTCACTCTGTGCTGTTAACAATTCCCAGGCATCACCAAAGGCTTCTTGGCTCATACCTGTCTTATCAGCAAACTCAGTTAGCTCTTGCAGCAGGGCATCGTCAGGCTCAATTCCTTCTGGGCCAGCATAGCCATCTTTTGGTGCGCCAGTAAAACCACCGAACTTCTTCTCTAGTTCAGTATAGGCTTTGGCTTGTTCAGCAACAGACTTATACTTGTCGCCTTTGTACCATTCGGGACTATCACCTGTACCCTTGATACCATCGGATAAAAAATACTCACCTTCACCTAGTTCGGGCGTACTTGCATCCAACAGGGTTTCGCTTGTTGTTTCTTCTATTGCGGCCTGTTCTTCAATCATAAATATTCCTTACAATATTTCAGCTTGTTGCATTTGGTTGATAATAAATTTAACAACTCCCGACTCACCGTTATGGTAAGCAGCCTCGTAATCAACATTGGAAGCACCAAAGGGGGTGTCGTTATTGAAGATAAACCTCCGCGTCATGTCCTCAAGTACGCGCTTCCCGATGTCACCTGAGAAGCACTTATTGTACGCTTGAGCCAATTCAGCAGCGGCCTGTCTTTTTTCTGCATTGACCACCTTTGCATCTTCTGCATTAGTGGTCGCTTGATTAATTGTATCCCAACTCATAGAGCAGTTTGTCCTTGTTGCGGTGGAGCAGCCTCAACATTCATGCCCTGCTGTGCAGCTTGAGCGCCAGCCTGAATAATCTGTTGCTTCTCACTAGCACTTCTAACTAGCTCGGCAGGCATACCAGTCTTATCGGCAACCCACGTTCCAAAGTCTTCTAGCTTAAATCCAATCTTAGCCTGATCTGGGCCAGCAGTCTGAAGCACGAACTGTACGGCTTGTTGTACGTTAAGAATGTCTTCACCGTCCTGCGCTCTTGCCAATGGTGACATAAACTTAATAGCGACCTGACGACCATCTAGCTCAATAGGAGTAATGATACCACGGCGAGTAAGTATAGATGCAACTCGTTTAATAATGGGAATCAATACTTCGGTCTGTAATCTGCCGAAGGCAGAGCCGATGCGTTTTGCCAATTCACGCGACTCGATGGCAACCTCAGTGGCGGATCGCACAGCACCAGAAGGATCACGAAGATCGTTGAATAGGGCTTTCTTGATCGACATTTGCATTTCACTGATCTGGAACTGGGCAAGTTGTAAGTTTGATCCTGTATCTAAACGCTGAATAGATGGGTTGCTGCTGTTGTTAGAACCAACTGGAATAACAATGCCTGGGCTTATATTCAAATTGTAGGGGTTAGTTACACCATCGTCGGTTGCCGTATACATACCTGCCAGGTCAATAGCGGCCTTCTGGAGTACAAACTCTTTGGCCTTGTTCAGTGAGCGTACGTCTGGAAGTGCCTGTAGTGCTGGGCCACGACCTCTGATCTCACCAGCTACCTTACTATAGCGACCTGTCACCCAGGGGCTAGAGTCGCCAAAGTCCTGCATCCAGCTAATACGGTCTTCAGTGGCTACCCATACGCAACCATAGTAGGTCTTACTCTTGGGCATATAGACAACACCCTCGCGCACATCGACATCAGTGTCTGGCTTATCCTTGATGACCTGCTTCATCTTCTCTGATGGTTCGAAGCCTTTCCAGTAACGCTCTAGGTTACGAGCCTTTACCTTAAATCGTCGCCAGTGCGTTTCGATATTACCTTGTGGGCCTTCCTCAAATGCTATTCCCTTCTGCGGAATGGCGTTAAAAATGAGGGGCATCTCGTCGCTCTCGTCTTCATCAATACGAAGTGTGCCTGTACCAATAAGAAGATCGAGGGAATGCTCATAGAACTGAGTAGCAAAGTTAGATCGGTTGATGTAATCAAAAATAATCTCAGCCTGATTCTGCAAGTTAGCCTCAATGTCTTCCAAGCTAACATCAAAGTTACCTTCCTCAAGCTGCTTAACAACTAAATCAGATGGCTCAAAGGTAGCCCAGCGTGACCAGATAGGGGCAATGTTTTCTTGTAGCTTGCTTGCGCCCTGCTGGATTGCCTCAAGTGCAGTAGAGTCAAAAATACGATCCATCTTCTGCTGGCCTGGAGCATAGTCTTCAAACAGATTGCGGTTAGGCAGAAAGTATTCGTAGGCATCGTCTAGCGTACTGTGCCACATGGAAGCACGTTTAAATGCGTCATTCTCTCGTTGCTTTAAGTCCTTCAGTGAACCAAGCTCTTTAGGTAATTCCATTATTTTGTAACCTTTTTAACTGATTTTTTTGCGCCTTTTCCTATCAAAGAACCAGCCTTTACTCCTTTACCCACAGCTGAAGCACTGAAAGCTGCGCTCATAGCCCTTTTAAATAAACCACCTGATCGTTTAGGGATTTTTAAAACTTTACCTCCAGACATTCGAAAGCCTTCAGTAATCATTGGACCTGCTGGCGCTTCAGCTTGCTCCATAGGCCGACCAAGCAAGGATGCCTTGCCTATTTTCTTTTGTGCAATAGACTTTAATCTACGTTCGCTTGATGCTGTTTCTTCATTAAGCTGCTCTCGTTGCATTTTTTCCATTGCTTTTTGTTCTGCTGTTGGTTTTGGTGCTTTGCCGCTGCCCATGCCTTACCTCTGCATATATTTATATAGTTGATAGGGAGTCCATACAAAAGGATGGTTAATACCTAAGAACTGCTTAACATGACCAACACAAGTGTTGAGCATGAATAACCTTTTCTTATTGTCCTTTTTTACATAACTCACGGTTATATCTGTTGGCCCAATTATATCATTTATATGGTTGACATTATACACCCTAACCTGCTCTGTCACTTTTTCGTACACAACATACTGCCCATTAGAAGGCTCAATAACTAGGCAATGTTGGTAGTCGTTATGCAGGAACCTAGAGTACCACCGCCCTGTGTTACCTCTAAAGACTACATAGGCATTATCAAAAGACACTAAAGTTTACCTTTGCTGTGTGTGGCTTTGCGAAACCTTGATCTCGACGGAGAGCAGAGCGACCTTCACCTTCACCTTGGAGGGCATACTCAAGCGCCTCTACTGGGTGAGAGTACTCGTTCTTGTCTGGTTGATCACTGTAGCGTTCGCCACTCGTTTGCACACGACGATAACAGAAGCCACCTTGCAAGCCCTTACGAATCATAGAGGCTTTGGGCAGGACAATGAAGCGAGGCTTACCATCCATACACATCTCTTTCATAGGTACTTCTAAAGCGGCTCGGCGTTTCAGGGGATCGTTAGACTCTGTTGGTTGACAGGGTATACCAGCGGCTCGCATGATCTGGAATGGAGTCTCACTGTTGGACTGATTCTTATTGGAACCAGAGGGATCACCCCAGCCCTTGAAGTTGCAGCCAGGATAAGTCTCTTCAATATAACGTTTTAGGGTAGGCGCAAAGTCTACTGCACCGGAATCAGTGAGCACCATTTCATCAAAGCAGACCCAACGCCCGATAGCAGTACGCTGAAGAAAGGCACAAGCAGGTGTACGACCAAAGTCA